AATTTTATACTAGATGTTAAATCAGCACAGTCTATCTTAATTACTTGGTCAAAAGCTCCGAATTCAGATAAAACAATGGTTAGATACCAAGAAGGAGGTTATCCTACTAATCCTTATGATGGTTTGCAAGCATATTTTGATACAGGAAATAGTCATTTATTAACAGGATTAACTGAAAACACTACTTATTATTTTAGAGCTTGGGCTTGGAAAGATAACTCTTAATTAAACTTTTTATATGGAAACAATATTAGCAAAAGCAAATATAACAGGTGGAAGCCTTTGGAGTGAAAACTATACTCAAGATAGTGAAACTACTTCTACTACACAAAGTTCTACTATTCAAGCTAAGGCTAGTATTAAATCTACCCAATTAAATACAATTCAAGCAAAAGCCAGAATTCAAGTAGGAGGAGTTGCTCAAACTATTCAAGCTAAAAGTAATATAAAAATTACCACTTCTTCCGTTGTTTCAGGAAAAGCAGATATACTGAATACTCAAGATACTAATATCCAAACTAAAGCTAACATAAGAATTACTTCTTCTTCTAATATCCAAGCTATTGGTAGAATTGAAAAATCACCTTTAGATACTATTGAGGCAAAAGCCAGAATTCAAGTAGGAGGCGTAGGACAAACTATACAGAGTAAAGCAGATATTAAATTATTAGGAGTTATCCAAACTGTCCAAGCTAAAGGAAATATCAAAAATACTTTTTCAAATAATATCACTTCACAAGCCAGAATAGAAAAAACCATTCCTGTCAATATACAGGCAATAGCAAATTTAAAAATAACTACTGTTCAAACTATTCAAACAAAAAGCAGAGTTCAGGTTGCTGGCATAGGCACTACACTTCAAGCAAAAGCAGATGTGAAACTTACTGCTACTTCTTCTATTATAGCAAAGGCTTCCATTAAACTTCTTGGAGTATCTACTTTAATAGAAGCTAAGGCTAATATTAAAATAACAAGCTCTTTTAATATAGATGTGAAAGCTAATTTGAGGATAATTGCTTCTTCAATTATACAAAGCAAGGGAAATATTAGAGCATTCCAAGGAGAAATTATTTCTTCAAAAGGCAGAGTATTAGTAGGCGGAGTAGGCAATACAATACAAGCTAATGCAGATATAAAGAAAATGAATAGTTCAAATTTACAAGGACTAGGAAGAATACAAAAGACAGAAAGCTATACTATACAAGCCTTAGCAAATTTGAAACTTACTTTTTCTCCCGATATAGAAAGCAAGGCTAATATTAGACAAACTCAAGGTGTTTTAATTAATTCTTTAGCTAACTTGCGTAGTGTTCAAAGTGAACTGATAGAAACAAAAGGAAGAATATTGTTAAGTGGAGAAGGTCAGAGTATCCAAGTAAAATCAAGCATAAGAAAAATGGCTTCTACTGCTATTGAGGCAAAAGCTAATTTGAGAATGACAGATTCTCCAACTATTCAGAGCAGAGCTAATATCAAACAGACTCAAAGTACTTCTGTTAGTGCTTTAGCGAGAATAGAAATAAGCAGTATTAGCCCGATAATACAAGCCAAAGCAAATTTACTGATAACTAATAGTAAAACCATTGAAGCTAAAACATCTGTAAAGAAAGAAACTACTCAAAGCATTCAAGTAGGAGGCTTTATAGAAATTGTTTCAGAAGCAGTTCTTCAAGCTAAAGCAAACATATTAATAACTACACTCCAAACAATACAAGCATTAAGTAGTATAATTTTAACTCAAGAAACAGGTATCCAAGCAAAAGCAAATATTTTAGTTGAATATTCTGAAATTTTAGAAGCTAAAGGAGCTATCTTAAAAACAGTTGCACAAACTATTGATACAAAAGGAGCTATTGTATTTACTCCAAGTTATTTGATATCTGCAAAAGCCAGTTTGTTAATAACTTCTTCTCAATTAACATCTGCTTTGGCGAGAATTCAATCAGAAACTCAAATTACAATTTCAGCTAAAGGGTCTATTCAATATTTAGGAGAACACACTATTATGGCTCTCGCTAGAATCACTATTACTTCTTCTTCTAGTATTCAAACGAAAGCAAGAATTCAAGATGCTGATTTAACTAAAAGTATTCAAGCAAAAGCCAGAATAACAAAAGAAGAAGAATCTACTTCAATCCAAACTAAAGCAAACATCTATGCAGTAAGATATTTAACAGTAGCAGAATTTAAAGCAACTACTCTTATTAATACAGACGGCTATACTGATGAAGAATTACAATTGTATTTAACTAGAGGACAATCTATGGTAGATGCTTGGTTAGGCGGAAATATTGGATATAGCCAAAATGTAACAGAAGATATTAGAGTAATGTATGATTATCCAAAGAATGGAATAGCTATCCAGCTTCCAAAAAGACCTATAATTTCTATTTCAGAAATTGTAGTTACTTATGGACCAAGTTCTACTATTACTTGGGATACTGCTTCTAAAATAGCAAATTGGAGAATAAATGAAGGAGTTGGTTATATAGAATATTATGGACTTGCTTTAGGTGATTATGTTCTTAATATCTGCCTACGCGACCCGATGGCTTCTAATATAATTCCAATGGCTAAAGTAACTTATACAGCAGGATATACTACTATCCCTGCGGATGTGAAAAGAGCTTTGGTTATTTTAACAGAACAGTTAATCAGAACTGATGAAGGAGAAGATAATGAGCTTTCTTCAGTAGCTATTGGCAATTACAGAGAAAGTTATAGAAAAAGTATTGGAATTAAGGGGCTTGGAGTAATAGGTGGAACTGACCAAGTAGAGAGATTATTAAGACCTTATAGACAGCCTGGTCAAACTATGTTTACTTACGGTCCATTAGGGTAATTAAATAAATTTTTAATAAGGAAACGAAATGTCTGTTAATATTCCAAACACAGAAGATTTATCTGCTGAGATTAAAAGTAAACATACTGTAAAAAGAAATACTTTTCATAGAAAAGCAAAAGAGGATAAGGCAGATAATATAAATATTGAAATTGGGGATTCAAAGCAAGATGACTTTTATCCTCAATTTAAGCTAACCCGCTGGGATAATGAGGGTAATTTTTCCGTGAGATATATAGATGAGTATGAAAATGCTGAAGTAATTACAGATAAGGAAAAAATTATATGGAGAAAGAAAAATAATGGTTTAGAAATTCATTTTTATGAAATAGAAGACAATCCTAATTGTCCTGAAGGAGGGACAGAAATGGAAGTTGTTCTTTTAAAAAAGCCAGAAAGTAATATTTTTGAATTTTCAATAAATAATAAGGATTTTGATTTTATTTATCAGCCACCTTATGATGAGCAAAATAATCCTGAAGATGAGGCAAGAGTGGTTACTAAAACAGAAACAACTGGTTATGACAAAGATGGAAAAGTAGTAGCACATACTCCCGAACATGTTATTAAATCTTATGTTGTTGCAAGTCATAGTCATATTAACGGTGGAAATTACTCTTTAGGAGGAGGCAAAAATTATAGATATGGCAAAGTTGGTAATATTTACAGACCAAAAGTAAAAGATAGTAATGGCAATGAATGTTGGGCAGAATTGTTTATAGATAGTCCTCACGCAAGAAATCACCCTACGCCTAATACTATTACAGAAGGATTAGGCAAAATGACAATTACAGTTCCACAGAAATTTTTAGATAAAGCAGTTTATCCTGTATTTATTGACCCTACTTTCGGACAAACTGGAACAGGAGATGCTGAATTTGATTTAGGTGGTGATTCTTATATAGGTCATTATGGAAATCCAGGTGGTTCTTGTAATATACAAAGTTTGACTGCGGCAATAGGAGATGATTGGCTTTCCGGAACAGATGTAAAAGGTGCTTTATATTCTACTGCTGGTGTTTTAGATAGTGGTTCAGAAACAGTAGTATTAGATACTGGAACAGCTACTCCTGCTGAATTTACTTTTACAATAACAGGAGGTTTTATAGGGTCAAATAGAGTTTATGTTATTCCTTTTCAAGCGGATGCAAGCGTGTTCTCTGTATCTCTCAGAAGATATGCTGATACAGGGACTAATTCTTATTTTGAAAATACTGGAGTGCCTTGGGGTACTTGGGTTACACCAGTAACATGGGAAAGGTCAGGAAACAGATATTGTACTTATGCTACTTATGCTGATATACGAACAGAAACTATCCAAGCAAAAGCAAGTGTAAAAAAGACATTTTCTACTTCTATTTCTGCTAAAGCAATAATTGGGGTAGCTACTCAAACCATTCAGGCTAAAGCAGATATAAAAATAGTTAATGCGGAACGAGTTTTACAGGCAAAAGCGAGTATTCGGATAACAGATTTAACCAAAACAATACAAGGCAAAGCCAATATTGTTAAAGCAGGAAGAAACTGGCTAGCAGGCTGGGCAAAAAGAATAGAAGTTTCAGTAGTAAGTTCTGGCAGAATTGATGCTAATCAAACTCATTTTCCTTTATTGTTAAAATTAGGAACTTCTGTTGGTATAAATAATGATGATATTTCTGCAATTTTTGATGAAGTTGGTGCTAATAGTCAAAAAATTGCTATTACTAAATCTGATGGAAGTACAGAGATATACGCAGAGATAATTTCTTGGGACAATGGTTCTGAAACAGCTTTCTTATTTGTTTCTAAATCTGACTTAATTTTATCAAATTCTGCAAATACCAAATTATATTTTTATTTTGATAATACTCATGCAGATAATACTACTTATATTGGCACTACTATTGGTTCTTCTCCAGCAACAAATGTATGGGATAACAATTTTGTTAGTGTGTGGCATTTCCAAGAAACTACAGGTGATTATAAAGATTCTACCGGTAATCATGATATATTAGATGCAAATATAACAATTACTTCAAGGGCAGGGAATGGTAAGATTGGTCCTAATGCTCCTGAATTTGACGGAATAAATGATTTTCTTGAAGTAGCTCATCATGCAGATTTTAGTTTGATTAATTATACATTAGAAATTACTTGTGAACCTGATGTTGTAGATGACTGGAGGACTATAATAGCAAAAGGCATTTCTGGAACATTTAATTATTATACTGTATTTGATGTTGATGTATTAATTAATAGAAATGGGTGGACTGGCACTGATGAAGTAGAATCTTCTACTACATTTACAACAGAATGGACTAATCTTGTAACTATTTGTGATGATACAAAAGAAGAAATGAGATTGTATAAGAATGGTGCTGAAGTTTCATATGCACAGCAAGATTGGGGTGGTTCAGCAAATACTAATACAGATGATGTTCAAATTGGTCAAAATGATGAATGGGGAGAATTCTTTGATGGCGTAATGAATGAGATTCGTATCTCTAATATTGTTAGAACTGATGCTTATCTTAAAGCTAACAGCCATAGTCTTAATGATAATTTAGTTACTTGGAGTGATGTAACCACTCAAACTGATATACAAGCCAAAGCAAATATTAGAGCTACTCAAAGTACTACTATTCAAGCTAAAAGTAGGATTCAGGTGGGTGGGGTTACTCATACTATTCAAGCAAAAGCAAGGATAGAAAAAACTGAAATTTATACAATCCAAACTAAAGCAAGAATTCAGGTGGGGGGAGTCACACAAAGTATTCAAACAAAAGCAAATATTAAAGCTGTTCAAACTACTCAAATACAAGCTAAAAGTAGAGTTCAAGTTGGTGGGGTTGCTAAAAATATACAAACAAAGGCAAATATCCGAGCTACTCAGATTACTACTATCCAAGCTAAAGCAAACATAAAAATAATTAATGTAGAATGCACTTTACAAACAAGAGCAAAGCTTACTGGTGGAAGTCTTTGGAGTATTGGTTATGCTCAAGGAATTGCTACTACTGCTACTACTCAAACTAATACTATCCAAGCAAAGGCTCATATCACTTTAGTTTATATTGAAACAATCCAAGTTAAAGCAAATTTAAAAATAACTACCAATCAAACAATACAAGCAAAAGCAAGAATACAAACTGGCGGAGTAGTTCATACTATTCAGGCAAAAGCAAGAACACAAAGAACTGAAAGTTTTAATATAGAAGCAAAGGCTCGCATACAAAGAACTGAAATTCTAACAATTCAGGCAAAGGCTAATATTAAAGCAACTTCTTCCATAAATATTTTAGCTAAAGCAAATATAAAAGTAACTACTCAAACAAATATCCAATCTAAAGCACGAATTCAAACAGGTGGGGTAGGAAAAAATATCCAAGCCAAAGCTAATATTAAAAAGATACAAGAAGTTACAATTCAAGCAAAAACGAGTATTGCTTTGACTTCTTTTTCAATTATTTTAGCAAAAGCAAATGTAAAAGGAAGTATTACAGAAAGTATTCAGGTTAAAGCAAGAATCCAAATTGGAGGAGTTATTCAATCTATACAAGCTAAAGCAAATATTAAAGCTGTTCAAACAACCTCAATAAATACCAAGGCTCGTATAGAACAATTATCTTCTACTAACATTCAAACAAAAGGCAGAGTATTAAAAGGAGGAGTAGGAAAAACAATTCAAACAAAAGCTGATATAAAACTTTTAGCAATTTCTACTACTATTGAAGCAAAAGCGAGAATTGAAAAAACTGTTACTGATACTATCCAAGCCAAAGCTCAAATAAGAATTACAGGCAATCCTTATATTAATGTTAAGGCAGATATTAAAAAGACTACTGATAAAACTTTAGAAGCTAAAGGAGCTATCTTAAGAACAGAAACAACAACTATTCAAGCAAAAGGAAATATCCATTTTGTTTGGATTTCTCCTATTTCTGCTAAAGCAAATATTAGACAGGCTGTTTCTGTATCTTTAGAAGCAAAAGCAAGAATTCAAATTGCTGGTATATCTACTACAATTTCTGCTAAAGGAAGAATAGAGAGGACAGAAAGTAGTCTAATATTAGCCAAAGCAAGAATAGAAAAAACAGAGAGTTATAATATAGATGCTCAAGCAAGAATAGAAAAAACAGGGAGTTTAACTATCCAAACAAAAGGAAATATCCGAGCTACTCAAATTGTTCAAATTCAAACTAAAGCACGAATCTTAATTGCTGGAGTAACTTTTATTATCCAAGCCAAAGGAGATATTAAATTGGCTACAAGTAATTTAATTGATGCTAAAGCAAGAATTGAAATTTTAGGCGGTATTTATATTTCAGCCATAGCTAATATAAAAAGAACACAATTTTCAGAAGTTGCAACTAAAGCAAGAATAGAAAGAACTGAGCCTTATATTATTGATGCTAAAGCAAGAATTGAATTAACAAGTTCCGTTGATATACAAGCTAAAGGAAGAATTCAAGTTGGGGGTGTAAGCTATAATATTAATACAAAGGCAAATATAAAAAAGACACAAAGCTCTGATGCCCAAGCCAAAGGAAATATCAAAGCTGTTATCAGTAATACAATTGAAGCTAAAGGGCGTATAGAATATTTAGGAGAAATATTTATCCAATCTAAGGCAAGTATAAAAATCTTTGGAGTTCAAACAAATATCCAAGCCAAAGGTAATATTAGACTGACTACTGGACGAGAACTATTAGTTAAAGCCAGAATTCAAAAAACTGAACTTCATAATATAGATGCAATAGCAAATATAAAAGTAACCACTATCCAAACCATTGACGCAAAAGCAAGCATATTCAAAGAACTTCCCGGCATATTTATTTTAGCATTAGCAAGAATTGAGAAAACTGAAAGTTTTAATATAGAAGCAAAGGCTGATATACTTAAAGAACATATTTCTCTGATTTCTTCCAAAGCAAGAATAGAAAAAACAGAAATTATCAGTATAGAAGCAAAAGCAAGTATCTTTATAGAATTGCCTGGAATCACTATTTCAGCTAAGGCGAACATTCAAAAGCCTTCTATTATTGTTACTATCCAAGCTAAGGCAAGAATAAAATTAACAAGTTCTGTATCAATTCTAACAAAAGCACACATTCATGGAATATTAGTAAGACCCTTAGGTATAAAAAGAAGATTTCTTAATACAACTATTATGATTAAAAGAAAAACAGTTGCTAAAGATGCTATTGGGGATTTGACAGATTCTTGGAATAATATACATGACCAAATTCCTGCTACTATTCAACAATTAACTGGAGATGAAATAGCAAGTATGCAAGGTAAGCTATATAATTCTACACATAGGGGTTTTGCGCCTAAAGCTGTTATTAATGGTGGGAATATAACCTATATTGATATAAGAGAAGGTGATATAATAGAAGATGAAGAAGAGAATATAGATTATAGAGTAAAATTAGTAGAAAATTTAAAACAGGCAAATAAGAATGTTAATGGCACAAAATATCATCATTACGAGTTAATTTTAGAAAAATTAAACGATACTAGATATGTTAGTTAAAATAGAAGTAAAAGGAGATAAAGCAGTAGTAAATTCTTTAAAAAGAGTAAATCAAAATTATTCTAATGCCATTAAATCTGCTGTCAGAACTTCAGGATTACAAGTAGAAAAAGCCGCAAAAATAAATAGTCCAGTAAAAACAGGTAATTTAAGAAGAGGTATATTGTCAAAAGAATCCCAACAAGGAAATAAATATATTGCTAGAGTGGGTCCTGATATAGCTACTGCTCCTTACGCAATTTATGTGGAAGAAGGACATGCCCAACAGCCTGGGAGATTTGTTCCAGCATTAGGAAAAAGATTGGTTGCTTCTTGGGTAACAGGTAAATGGTATATGGCAAGAACAGGAATTCAAATGCGAAAAAGAGTAGAGAATAATTTAAAAAACGCATTCAAGCAAATTAAGATATAAATTTATGCCTAGTGGAATTTATAAAAGAACAGAAAAAAATAAAAATGCAAAAGGAAAACATTGGGAGTTAACTAAAAATACAAAAGAAAAGATGAGAGAATCTAAATTAAATGCCATGAATTAACGGATAATTATAAAGGTAGAGCTAAAAAATAATAATATTAAAATGTTCAATTTACAAAATTTAAAACAATTGATTTATGAAAAATTAGCTAATGATGCTACGCTGATTGCTCTTTTGGGTGGGAATTCAAATATTTTTCATTTTCACCCACAACAAGCAAGTAATATTCCTTATCCGATAATTGTTTATAATATTTTAGGAATTGAAGATAATGTTTATGATTCAGATAGAGATGGGGGAATCAATGCCTGTATAATTAATATTGATATATTTTCTAGCAGTTCTACAACAGAAGAGGCAGACAATATTGCAGATAGAGTATACGCCTTATTACACAATCAAAATCTTTCAAATACAAATGTCCTTGTTTATACTTGTTACAGGGATTATCAAGATGAAAATTTTGATGAATCCAGCCAATGCTGGAGAATAAATGCACACTATGAAGTAACTAATGTAGCAAAATAAATAATTAATTTAGTAAAGAGTATGAGTATTACAAAAAAGGTTATTACAACCAATGATGACAACCAACCTAAATATCAGAAGTTGCTTTTGGAGAAACTTCGCACTTGGACAGGGTTAAACGACCCTGAACTGTCCGAAGCTTTGCAAGATTTATGTGGTGATTCTTTCTTTGAAATGAGAAAAATGACAGCACAAATTTGTAGAGCAATAGAAAGTACAAAACTTTCTGAAGATGACACTAAAAATTTAGTTAACGATGTGAAAGACCTTATTGATTCTACTTGGAGAAGTATTATTGATAAACAAAAAGTTGGAGTTGATAAGTTGGGGATAATTATTAAGAAGCATCTTAATAATTCAAAAGATGAGTAAAGTAAAAATAGTATATGTTGGAAATGGACAATCCAGATATACTTTAAAGTGCGGAAAAAGAATTACCTTTGAAAGAAATATCCCTAAAGAAATAGAGGAAGAAGATGCTAAATATCTTCTAAAGTTAAGAGGGAAGGCTTGTAGGTGTCATAATGAAGAATCAAAAATTATGTTCGTTACCTACAAAGTATGGAAAGAGTACAGAGTAATTTAGGTTTATTAAACTAAGTAAAAAGTAATATGTCAATTACAGTAACAAACATCAATACAGGTGGAGCAGTAGTTACTCTTGGTGGAACAGTTAATGCTGTTGATGTAGATGGTTTTTACATCGGAACATCTGGAGGAACAGATGTTGGGTGTACTTCTGGTGGAGTAACTGTTACATACAGTTTTGAAACTAGAGATATCTTCTGCGACCAAGTAACTGCCCCTGTTGAAACAGCTATCACTAATGAAACAGCATCTATCAGATTTGATATGTTGGAGAGTGATGCTGACAATCTTCAGTTAGCTATACAGCAGTGTACTTATACTCAAGATGCTGGAGTAGCTAACAAAATTGGTGTTGGTGGAATCATAACTGTTAATTTTACGCCTTTGATGCTTGAAATTACAGATAATGATGATACCTCACTAAAAACTACTTGGACTTTCTTTAAGACACTTTCAGGTGGAATTGAAACTAATTTTGAAAGAGAGAATCCAACAGCAGTAACAGTTACCTTTACTGCTTATGCAGATACTACTCACGCCTCAGGACATCAGTTATTCAGTGTTAATGAAGCATTGTCCTAATAATTAATTAAATAGGTAAGAAAAAATATGACAGAGTTAAAAAAAACATCTCTTACAGCTATGCTAAATGGTAAAGAGATTACAATAAACAAATTAAAAGCCGGTAAGTATTATGAAGCACAGAAGATTTATATTGGACTTATAGATAAGGTAAGGCAAGACATGAAGTTAGAATTAAAGAAGCCACAAGGCAAAGAAATCAAACCAGAGGATGTTATTGCAAAGAAAGGATTAGATATAAATTCTCTTTATTCTGTGTTTCCAACAGAGATTGCTAAACTTGTGGCTTTTTGCATAGACTTTGAGCCTGAAAAATTGCTTGAAGAAGCATATCCAGAAGAAATCTCTAATATAGCAACAAAAGTTATTGAACTGAATAACTTCAATGAGAACTTAAAAAATTCCGTAGCCCCTATGATGGAGAGTATGGGGGCGGTGAAATAGGCTCTGCTTCTAGCAAGGGTGTCCGATTGCCTAATATAGGATTAATTCCTTGGGTAGTGGACATCCTTGCAACGAGGTATGGTTGGACAAAACAATATATTTTAGAAGGATTATATTGGGAGGAAATGTGGGAACAGATAGAAGTAGCCTCTAATCTATCAGCTTATGAAAATAACCAAAAAAGGCATTTCAATTTTTTACTTCACGCAGGAAGCAAAGAAGCGGTAAAGAATTGGAAGGACTCTCCACTTCCATTTCCTGATAAAAATATTAAGCGAAAAAAACCTCATTATGGCGGGTTAGACCAACTGCCTGCTCATATACAGGTAAAGAGGGTTGGTTTCAAAAAATTAAAAAATAAAAAAGATGGCAAGCAAAATAGACATAGTAATACAAGCAGTTGATAATTTGTCAGGAACAGTAGCTAAAATTGAAAAAAATGTTAAACAGATGTCTTCAGGTGTAAGTACTTCTATGAAAAAAGTGGAAGCAAGTTCTAAGCAAATGTCAGAAAAAACTGTTTCAAGCCTACAAAAGATGAATGAATCTTTTGGTGCATTGTCAACTAATATGCGAAGAATTGGTGCATTAGTTGGGTCTTTTTATGCTATCCGAAGTGCCGCAATCGCCTTAGGGGCAACTGCAGAAAGTTTCAAAGATTTGAATGAGAATATGGCTTATACTAATACTATTGCTCAATTAACAGATGAACAATTAGCAGAATTGACAACTGAAGTGGAAGATATGGCACTTAGAGTGGGAAAAAGTGCAGGAGAATTAGCCAGAGGTTTATATGATGTATATTCTTCAGGATTTCAAGGAGCAGAAGCTCTTGATGTATTGGAAGTAGCTTCTAAAGGAGCAATAGCTGGAATGACACAAACAGAGGTAGCCGCAAGAGGTTTAATGGCTGTTATGAATGCTTACAATAGAAAAACGGGTGCTGACGCAGTTGATATTATGGATAGTATGTTTAAAACAGTAGATAAAGGTGTAATTACTTTTGAGCAATTAGCTAGTGAGATAGGTTCAGTAGCTTCTGTTTCTTCTGAATTAGGTATTCCTTTTAAAGATATTAGTGCCGCAATGTCTTTATTAACTTTAAGCGGAATAAGTGCTTCTGAATCCGCTACTGCTTTAGAAAGTCTAATGAGGAGTATTATAAAGCCATCTGACCAAGCAAAAGAAGCAATAGAGAAATTAAATGAACGAAATAAGGATTTGAATTTTCAATGGGATGTAGCAACTTTAAGGGTAAGAGGATTACAAGGAATGATAGAAGATTTAAGCAGAGCAACTCAAGGAAATTATGAAGTTGTTGGAGAAATCATACCTCAAATCAGAGGTTTGAGAGCTGAGATGGTTTTAGGTTCTGATGATGTTAAAGGTTTTAATAATATGTTAGAAGAACAGGAAAAAAGAATGGGGGCAACTGACAGAGCTTACAAAGAAGCAAATAAGAGTATTAGAAGGCAGTTAGAAGATACAAAAGCTGATTGGGATAAGTATCAGAGAAAAATAGGAGAAGTAGTAGCTCTGCTTCAATTACAATTATTTAAGACTTTAGTTGAAGTAGCAGATTATTTAAGCGACCATAAAGAAGAAATTTTTGATGTTATACACGCATATGGAACTTTTTTAAATTCAATAACAACTACAATTGGAAAACTCATAGAACTTACAAAAGCAACTGACGATTTTGTAAAAAATAATCGGTTATTGAGTTGGCTATCTAAAGCTATTGAAGGATTTGCAAAATTAAATAGAGTAATGCTGGATGTTGCTTCTGGTTTTTCTTATTCTATATCAAAATTAGAAAATACATGGACAAACACAGCTAAAGCTATTGGAGAAAATGCAGATGCTATTGGTGAGGCTTCAGTAGGATATAGAGAAAAACTTTTAGAAGATGCTCAAAAATTACATTTAATACAACAAGAAGCACAAAAAGAAGGTGACACTGAAACTTTAGATAGAGCTAAAAATTTAGAAGAAAAAATATATAACTTAAAAAAGTTATACTCTGATAAATTAGTTATTTTAAATAGAGATGCTGGGGATAGAAATTTTGCAGAAGTTAACCGACAAATAATTGCTTTGAAAGGATTAATTGAAGGAGAAATGAAAGCCTTAGCAGATGTAGGAAAATTGACAGGAGGTTTGAAATTAATGGGTGTTTCGCCTGAAGGAATTACTACTCCTGAATATCCTGGTTTCCCTTCAAGAGAAGATTTATTGGGACCTGACCTTGATAAAAGTGCAGAAAAAATTAAAAAAACTATTGAAACGATTACAAAGGATATTAGTGAGTATTATGCTAATTTAGGAAGTTACGCCAGTAAAGAAGCAGAAGCATTAGAAGAACAAGCAGACGCTTTTGAAGATTCTGCTCTTACTTTTTCCAGATATTTAGAAGATATAAATACTGATTTAACAAGAATGGAGGAAGAACATAAACAGATGATTGCTGATATTAATGATGATATAAGTAAAGAGAATAGAAACTTTAAAGAGTCAATGGATGACAGAGCAAGGAAGTATAAAGAAACTATGGACGATATGAGAAGAAGTCATACAGATAAAGTGGAAGATTTACAGCATGAATTAGATTTAGAAATAGGCATGGGATTGCGTGCTGATGAGGAAAAAATTAAAGAATTAAGAAAAAGATTAGAAAGAGAAAATAGAGAATTTAATATTAAAACAGAAAGAGAACAAGAAGAAAAGGAAAGAGAGGATTTCAGAGATAGAAGGTCTAATGAAGAAAAGTTAGCAGATTTTACTACAAGAATGGAAAGAGAAAAAGAAGCATACCAAGAAAGAACAGATGATATTAGAAAAAATCTTGAAAGAGAACGAATGGATTATGCTAATCAACAAGCAGATATTTTAAAAAGAACAAATGAGAATTTACAGAAGATTACTGAAAGCTATCAAAAAGCATTTAAGAAAATTTATGAATCTATTAGAGAATCAGGCGTTCCTTCTCTTTTAGCTATGTTGCCTGGATTAATGGATGTTTCAATGGACAAAGCAATTACAGGTGTAAATATTCCGAGAAATTTAATGGCAGAACAAGAGTTTGTTAAAAATTGGGGTGGCTTATATGGCAGATTGCCTACTGCTGAAGAAATCAGTATGGGTGTGTATGGCTCTACTCAAGGTCCTAATGTTCAAGTTAATATAAATAATCCTATTGTAACTGACCAAGATTTAATTAATAGTTTAGTTGACCAAGCTCAACAACAACTTGGAGAAGCTCTTGAGTTAGCTAATAATGGAGCTAATTAAAAATTATATGAGTTCAACAATTACTTACAATTCATACAATTTACAAACTGCTAATATTATAACAGAGAAAATTTTGCATACTTCTGCTCCTTCAAATGAAGTATTACTTCAGAGAAAAGTAAGAAGAGATGGGAGTGTGTTAATGTCTAATTATTGGACTCAGAAGAGGATTCAATTAACAGGACATATTTTAGGAAGTTCTGTATCTGATTTAGATAGTAAAATTGATACATTGAAACAAAATTTAGTAGGAGAAAATCAAAATTTAGATATTGGATATGCAGGAGGAACAAGAAGATATATTGCTACTTTAGACTCTTTAACTATTGATAGAGAGCATTTCCATACTTCCTGGGTGCCTTTTGCTTTAGAATTTATATGTGCTGACCCTTTTGGCAGAGCTACAAGCTCTACACAAGAAACCTTAACAGGACAAACTTCTTCTCCTTTTACTAAAGTATTTACTATGGGGGGGAGTATTGGTGCTTATCCTGTCATTACTCTTGATTTTACTACTGGAGATAATGTAACAGCAGTAAAAATAGAAAATGAAACCACAGGAGATTATATCACTATTACTAGAAGTTTTTCTAATGGCGAATCTTTAGAAGTTGATTGTGATAATTTAACTGTGGAAGTAGATAGTTCAGCCGTAGATTTTACTGGGGTATTTCCTGAGTTTGTAGTCGGCTCTAATTCTTTAAAAATTACAGTAACGGGAACTCCTTTTGACATTGATTTAGATATTACCTATACAAATTTATATTTATAATATGGCATCAAAAAATCATAAACTTTCATATAAACTCTATCAGCCAGATGGAACTTACTTAAAACTGCTTACTGAAGTGGGTAATATTTTATCTGAATTTCAAGTTAATAAAACTATAAATGGCGGAGTTAGTAATTTAAAAGTTATTATTAATGCTCCTATTGATGATTATGATGAATACGATTCTGTAAAAAATCCTAATGGGGTTATTAAGTATGGCAATAGATTAAAAGTATATCTAAATGATGATTTTAATACAGATACACTTATTTTCTATGGATATCTAGTTAGGGTTAGCCCTCAATATGGAAATAATCAAGAAAAAGTAGAGTTAACTTTTTATGGGGCAATATCAAAATTAAGTAATGATTATTATAGAACTCACTCTGACCCAATAGATTTTTATGTTCCTGAATCAGCAATTTCTACTTCTACTATTATAAAAAATATTAGTGATAATTATATAGACAATATTTCCAATTCAATGATTAGTTATACTTGGGGAGTAACTATTGATGATTGTGCAAATACTGTTTCATATACTTTTGATAGAGTAAAACATTTAGACTCATTGAAAAAAATACAAGAGTATTTACCTGCTACTTGGTATTGGTATATTGATGCGGGCGGAGTTGTTTATGTTAAAGATAGTGCAAGTTCTACTCAACATAGTTTTACTATCGGAAAAGATATTTCTGAAATTAAAGCACATAAATCAGCAGAGAGCATTGTGAATTATTTTTTCTTGTGGAATGGTCGTTCAACTGCTGATGCTTCTTATGTTTATGAAGAATATAAAGATGCTACTTCTCAAAGCAATTATGAAGTGATGACTTTATTTCAGTTGGATTCAGAAGTATTAATTGATTCTGTGGCAGATATAAGAGGAAATGCTTTAATCACAAATAAAAAAGACCCTAAACAACAACTAACTATTGAATTGACAGATGAATATGATTTAGCAAGTATAGAGCCTGGACACAGAGTTTTAATTAGAAATATCAGAGACGGAAATCAAACTACTTTTCAGGATAATTTAGTTATAAAAAGAGTTTCTTATAAAATAGATAGTGCTTTAGTAGAGCTTGACCAAATAGGACATGATTTAACGAAATACACTTCTATGGAAGAAACTGCAGTAGAGCTTTCTATTATACAGGCACAGCGTTCCACCGAAGGAATACAAGCAGGAGATACCCCAATAACTGAAGCTAATATTGAATATTCAGGAGGTAATTTTATAAATGAAAATATTATAACTGCTTATACAGGAATAGGAGATAATGTAATAGGATTAAATGGAACAGATGCTATTTTAAGGTCTTATGGCAAAACAGGTTTTAATAATTCAAGTATTGGCTTTTGGATGCAAAAAGACACATTTAATGATGTCTTTTTTGAATTATACGCAGATAGTGATAATTATTTAAGATATAATTCAAATACAGGAAAATTAGAACTTGCAGGAGATATTACACTCGGTCCAAGTACTACAATTACTTGGAGTCAGATTTCAGATGCTAATCCACCTAATAGTGCTGATTTAAAAAATGGTGGCTGGACTAATAGCATGGACGATTTAATAAATGGAAATGTTTCTGGCGGAACTTTTATTTCAAGTACAACTGTCTATTCACCTATTATTGCAGGCAGTAGCGGTTATTTTAGAGATAGCATTGAAATAGGTGCTTCTGGTATAGGAGGAGTATTAAAATCTTATAACAAATCAGGTTATGGAAATGGTTCTTCTGGTTTTTGGCTGGAATATGAATCAGGAGGAGATATAAGATTTGAATTATATGATGATGCTACTCATTATATACGATTTGATACTGGAGGTTCTCCTGCTTTGATAATTAGAGGAGGAGTAAATGCAGATGATATTTATACAGGTACTTTATCTGCGGATAGAATAGCCTCTACTTCCATAGAAGCTGGTAAATTAGGAACAACTGTTATTTCTGGTGGAAAAATAATTACTGGTTTATTGACTGCGGATAATATACAAGCAGGTACTTTATCAGGTAGAACTGTAAAAAGTTCTTCTGGCAATTCAAGAATAGAATTAATTAATGGAGATTATTTAGATTTCTATTCTGGCGGAGTAAGAAGGGCAAGATTAAGAGGAACTACTTTAGGTGCTGGTGGTATTCAATGCACTGCTGGAGATTTTTTTATCCCAAATAATAGGTCTTATTGGATTGCTGATTCTACTGGTAGTGCTACTAAGTATGGGGGTATTGGAATTACAAGTGGAAATCTTCTTTGGATTACTTGCGGAACAACTGATAATTTTTATATTAAAAATAATGCTCAAACAGTTAATCTTCTTACTGCTACAACAACACAAACTTACGTACCTCAGTTAATTTTTAGTACTGGTGAATACATTAATTCTAATTCAGGAAGTAATGATATGCGTTATTATGCAGGAGATAATCATGAGTTTTATCAAGGAGCTACTATAAAAGCAATTATAGATGAAAATATTTGGACAGCAGGAGATTTACAAGCAAGTGGCTCTAAACCTTTTGTTATTCCTCATCCTGACGGAAGTGATAGATTTCTTAGATACACAGCTCAAGAAAGTCCTGATGTTTGTGTACGGTGTAGAGGTAAAGCTAAAACAGGAGTAGATAAAAAAATTACAGTTATTTTGCCAAATCACTTTTATTTGGTAACTGAACCAACTGGTTTAATAACTGTTAATTTAACTCCAATTGGTCCAGCACATATATTTTTAGAGAAAGAACCTACTAATGAAAAAATTTTTGTGGAGAGTTCTGAAACAGAAGTGGATTTTTTCTATGAAGTAGTGGCTGTGAGAAAAGGATATTTAAACAGTATAGTTGAATTAGATGAAACAGATGTAAATTTAACAGAAGGAGATAAAAAAGTTATTACTACTATAAAAACTATTAAAAATAAAAACAAAGATTCACAAGACCATTATGATAAAATGAAAGATGAAGTAGATGACCTTTTTAAAAAATAATTAATTAATATATAAGTAAAAAGTTATGAGTAAAAGTAATAAAAAAGAAACAAAACAATTAACTCCTCTTGAAGTTATAGACCAAGCAATTGAGGAAAAAACAGCCAAGTTAGATGGCTTAAGTGCAGAAATAAGAAATGCACAAAATATCCTTCAACAAACAGAGCCTCAATTATTTGGTTTACATGGAGCAATTAATTCTTTAAAAGAGTTAAGAGAAAAAATGACTAAATAAATAATTCATAAATCCCTATGAAAAATGATAATCTCAAAAAGCAACGAACTCGTTGCATGGTTTACAGTCGTGTAGTGGGTTGGCTTACTCCACTCCATAACTGGAATAATGGTAAAAAAGCCGAGTTTGAGGAAAGAAAGGTTTTTAAAATTAACGAAAAATCTTATGCAAATAATAGGTAAATGCTTAAAGACAGAAGAGTTTAGAAAGTATGTTGAAAAGAAATTTTTTGGCTTTCTTCCTGCCAATAAAATTGTTTTACATCATACTCATAAACCTACTCCTGAACAATGGGAAGGAAAAAGAACTATTTACAATTTAAAAAGATTTTATGAAAGGAAAGGTTGGACTACTGGACCTCATTTATTTATTGCTCCAGATGGTATTTGGTTATTTACAGATATGCGAAAAAATGGTACTCATGCAGGAAAAGGAAATTGGAGAAGTATTGGAATTGAAATGGTAGGTGATTATGATAAAGAAGTTCCAAAGGGAACTATTTGGGAGTATGCAAAATTTGTTATAACTGTCTTGAACAGGAAACTTAATCTAAAAAAGGAAGATATTAAGTTCCACAGAGATTACATGAATACTCATTGTCCAGGATTAGCAGTGGATAAAAAATGGGTTCTTAGAGAGTTAGCACAGTATTCTACTTTTCCTAACGGAAGTATTTTGAAATCTAAAAACAAATCAACTGTGTATTATGTTTTTGATAATGTAAAGTATCCAATACCTGATTGGGATACTTACCAATTTTATTGGGAGGAACATATTCCAATAAAAGAAATATCTGATATAGAGCTAAGTAATTTAACAGAAGGCAAAATATTACCTTCTATAAAAACAATTGTATGAAGTTACTATCTGCACAACAAAAATCATCATTAAAAGTAGCTGGCTTAGCTACTGTTGCCACAGCTTTGATTTCATTTACTATTAACAAATTAGTAGAAATTGAATTGAATTTTTGGATGCTAATTGTTTTATTAGTAATTGGAATTGGAGTTTTTGTTTATCTTGATTTAAGGGGAAGTGGAGGTGGGAATTAAAATCACTTTTTTAACCCTTTTTCAATATAGTTAACCTTAGGAATGGACTTTTGTCTATTCCTTTGGTATCTTAATATGAAATATTTTTTAGTATTCTTGAATATTATTACTATTTTTTTAGCAATAGGAATGTTTAGAAAAGCAATAGATATTGTTGAAGCAAAAATAGCAGTTAAACTGCTAATAATTATTTTAATAGCTTGTCTTACTGCTTATCTTTTATTTTTTGTAACTGTTCCACTTTCAATTTGCTTAGAGCTGTAGAGCCGATAGCAATAGCATCAGCTTCATCTTCTCCTAAATCTTTTTTATTAAACTCTAATTTGACTATTTTTTGATAATCTTGTTTTTTGCTTCTAGGAGGAACAGAATAATGACTTCTTACTTCTTGAGGGCTAATATCTATTATTTCAGAATTCTTATTAAAAATAATACAAAGGATAACTCCTCTTGCTTGTCCTAGCTTTAATCCTGATTGTGGATTTCGCCCTATATATGGAGTTTCTATAGCAAAATGATTAATATGTCCTTTATTGCTTAAAAACGCTTCTACGGCTTGTTTTAAGGCTCTGAGTCGGGTATATAAAGGAGTTTTAGGATTGAATTTAAGTTGTTTTGACTCAATTAGTTTCTTATCTTCAAAGAAAGCAATACCGGCATTATTAGTGCCGGGGTCTATGGCTATTAATTTATTCATAAATTTTCAAAAAAGTCCGCCTATTTTGTTATTTTAAAGTTTTATAAAATCTTCTGTTGTAGTAACTATCAACTTCCAATGCCAAGGTTCTTCTGGATATCCTGTTCTATATGCGTTATCTTCACGATAACTTTGTTCAAGATTATATTTATAAGCATTATCAACCAGCCATTTATATTCTGGCAATTCTTTAAAAGGCTTTTCAAGCTCTAACCTTTCTATACTATCATCTCTTTTGCCATTTTTCATGGGACAGCCTGCAAAATCTACTGCTAATCCTGTTTGATGTTCACTTTGCCCTGCTTTTGCTATTATTTCTTTATCTTCTGCTAAATTATACATTTCTTCCTGTTCTTCTTTATCTCTATATCCTGAAACAACTACTAAGCACATACCATCTTTTTCAGCATCTCTAATTATATCTTCTACTACTGCCTTGCCCATAGATTCTAAACTAACAGTAGAATTTAAGTAACTAGCTCTTTCAGAAAGTAGAATAGTATATCTTCCTTCTTGCCAATTAGGGTCTAAATATTCTCCTTTATTTATATGTCCATCTCCTGAAACATAAATTTTACTATCCTTTGTAACTTTGGTATTTATAGCTTTTTGATAATCTAGAAAAAGAACTAAAGCGAGAATAATAGTAAAAATAAGTATTGCAGAATAAATAGCTATTTTTATTGGTTTTTTCATAATTTTATCATTATTTATTATACTATTATTATATAGGATTTTTTCCTTTTTGTCAAGTTTTTTATTAAAAATTCTGACATCTAATAATAGTTTCTTTATTTTCCTTTAAGAAATTTTCTATTTCTGTAAACAATTCAGGAATACTATTAGCTGAGAATCTTTTTTCAAAAGAATCAATTTCAATAGTTCCATAATAATAAATATTTCCTTCTTCAGTAATTCTTTCTGATTTGTGATAATAAAAATCAGTTAATTCATTTAGAAAAGAATAATTACTTCGGCAATTATTTTCACAAGGTAGGCAATTATTATTTGTATTTATATCCTTTTCTTTTATTGGAATAAGAATAAAAGGAAGAGATATTAAAAGTAAAATTATACACATACAAATAGTTAAAATAATATTTCTTGTTGTTTTGTTCATATGATTAATTTCTTATTTTTTTGTAATCCTTTTTTGCATAAGGAAATAATAAATTTATCTTTTGTATAATCTTTTATTTTTTTAAGTGCATTACGAGCATTATCGTGTCCTTCTTCAAGTTCAAAATGCTTTAAAATACATTCATAATGGAACCGACCTCCACAACCAGTACATCTATAAGAATCTTTTAATTTTAATTCTTTTTTACAGCCACCTTTATAAAATAAAGATATATTTCCTTTTGGGTTAGCATCTCCACATTTCATAATTTTAAATAAATAAATTTTCTGATATTTTTAAATTACTACCTTCTATTTCAATTAAATTATTACTTTTTAAAATGCTTAGATAAGTTCCAAAAGTTCCGCTATTGTGAGTTAATTGTGTCAATTCTCCTATTTCTTCTTTAGATAATGAATTAGGATAGTTGTCAACTAAAACATCAAACATTCTTTTTGCTCCACCTTTTAATATATCACGCCATTGTTGTATTATTTCTTCTGAAGTAGTAGGGGGTTGTATATTATCTCTACCAATATAATCTAATCCTTCTTCCGAAGCAGAGAAATGATTGCTTTCATTAATTATTAAATTTTTATTCTTTAGTAAAGATAAATAAGTATTAAAAGTTCCACTTGAAGATTTTAATTTAGAAAAAGTTGCTAACTGAACTTTAGTTAATTTTATTGGATAACGAGAAACTAATACTTGAAGCATTCTTAAAGCCCCTCCTGTTAATGTTTTTTCTTCAGAATTTATATTATTTTCTGGAATTACTAATTCTTTCGGTGGGCTAATTACTTTTGGTATATTAATTTTTGGTTTAGAATTTGGAATAAAAATTGCGTTTTCTGGTAATTTAATTTCTTTAGTAGCAGAAATTGTTTGACCTATTTTTTCCATTGTTCTTTGATAAATTTCTATATCTTTATGAAAAATCTGGCGTTCTTTATTAAACTCAATTTCTTGTTTTTGTAAAGCTATCTTTACTGCTTTATCAATATCTATTTGAGAGGTATTTTTTGGACATCTATGTCGGCGTAGAGTCATAAGTTCTGTTTTTAATTCAGTAATAGTTTGAAGTTCTTTTTTTGCTTCTTCTGGAAGGTTGCCTAATTTTTTAAGAATAGTTTTTACTTTTGAAGTGGGCGGAGTAACTTTTAATGATATTCGTGAACCTGCTTTTGGGTGAGTAGTTTCAACATTACCTATTTTTATTTGTCTAACATCTGGAGATAAAGCTGGACCGAAAGCAAAAAATTCTCCTGCATCAAGATTTCTTAATGATAAATATTGCTGTTTAGTAGTAAATCCTAATTCTTCTGAAGCTCTTTTCATATCAATATCAAGTCCTGTTCTACCTATTAACTTATTATTACATTCTGCAACAGCATCTTTACTTAATTTAGATAATCTTTGTGTGGCTAATACTGCACAAAATCCTCTTTTTCTTCCACGAGTAGCCAAATCTATAACTGCCTCTGTGGCTTCTGATTGTCCTTTTTCTGGGCAAAAGATATGAGCTTCATCTATTATAACTAAACAAGGATGCCAAAGTTCTTTTGGAGCATTAATCATTGACTCTAAAAATAATTTTACAAAGTGCTTTCTTTCATAATGATGTAATTCATATAAATCTATAATAGCAGAAGCATTTAACTCTAATAATTTTTTTGCTAATAGAGAAGCATTACGAGGGTCAGAAGAAGTATCTCCGCCTTTTCCAATTAAAATATAATCAAATTTTTCTCTTAAAGTAGAAAACTCTCCTTCTAAATCTATGATAATTTGCTGGATTTGATTATGTGATTTTTCAAGAATTCGTCTTAAAAGCCATGATTTACCACCGCCTGAATTAGCTTGAACTAACAAACGAGTATTTACTAAACTTTGTAAATCCAATTTATCTGAATTATTTAATTTAATATTTTTCATATTTCTTATTTACTATTCATTTTTTTCTTCAAATATTCCAAATAACTCTGAAATAATTAAAATAATTACTCCAAGACAAAGGCAAGGTGATAATAAAAATAAATATCCAATAATCCTTACTATGCTTTTTATATAACTTATTTGTTTATGAGTCATTTTTTATATTATTATTTTTTTTCAATTTTTTTATCCTAATTAACAAGCAATATATTCAAAACTATCCATAATCATTTTTAATTTCTCTATTTTATATTTATGTGTTTTGTTATTATTGATAAAATATGTTTCAAAAATACCAATTATCTGATTTAAATCACTTTGCATACAAAAACAAGGAGTAGGATAAAAATAATTTTCTGGTATGTTACCTAAAATAGAAATAACTTTTTGATAATCATCTAAACTTTTTCTATCAAAAATCTTTCTGCATTTTGATTTTAATGATGGTAAAATACTTTCAGATATTTTAATAAATTTTTCCATTTTTTCTTTTTGATTCATATGGTTACCATTTATATCTTCTTATATATTTTTTAGGGTCTTTAGCAATTTTTTGTAAAATTCTAACATCATCATGGCAAGTTCTACATAAAGCAACTATATTTTCCTTTTTATTATCTCCACCATGACTTCTGTATATTATATGATGAGGGTCTATTGCTTTCTTTCCGCAGTATTCACATTTTCCACCGCATCTTTCCCAAATATCCCTCCTAGTTTCTTCAGGAATTGGAGTGCCTGGCTTCATTGTTCTTTGGATTTTGTGAAAATTTTTCATTATTTTCTAAAGCTCTTTTTTTAATAAACAAAAGAACTTGCCTACTTTCATCATTTAAAATATCCCATAGAGTAAATTTTGAAGGGTGATAATATCTATGTTTTTTCTTGAAATTCTTTTTGCGTGATTTGAATTGCATATTTTTCATCTAAGTTCCCATTTAATAAATCTTGGGCTTTTACTCCATTAGTAATAATGTACTCTGTTTTAACTTTAAAATATTTATCTACTCCATCATAATCTACTACTTGAATATGTTTCCATTCACCGAAAGTTTTAATCATGTTTTTTAGTAATTCTTGATTTTTTGGTTCTTGCCATTTTTTATCCATATGTTTATATATAAATTTATTTACCCCATTCTTTCCTAACTTTACCTCTTTTTATCATAATAAATTCAAATTTTGAAAAAGTATAAAGCCAATCTGCTATGTAAAGTTTATCTTGGTCATTTAATTCTTCTGATTTTTGAACTTTCTCTCCTTGTTGAAGTATTTTTAAACTTCCATCTTTTTCTTTTGTAAGCCCAGAATTAAATTTATTTTTAAACCATCTTAAAAATTCTTCAGTAGTTAATTCTCTTAATGAGTAATTACTCCATTTTCCATTTCTTTCTGCGCGAATGAAAATAAAATCTAAATCTTCATCTATATAATGTTTTATTATTTCTTGTTCCATGGTTTTTTCTCCTTAACTTTTTTAGATGTTTCTCTTTCAGGCAAAAATCTTTTGTTTTGCTTTGCTCTTACTTTATTTATTCTTTTAATTTTTTTTACTTTTTCTGATAGTTTCTTTTTCTTTAATGCTTTTTTTGCTTTACTTTTCTGATATTTTACTAATCGTTTTCTTTTTACTATTTTTGTTATTCTTCTTTTCATAAAATTATTTATTTAATGATTTTTTTACTTCTTCTACTTGTTTTGCTATTATCTTCTTTCCGCCTAAAAAATGATACCAAAAAAGTCTAACTAATCTGTTCCTTTCAAATTTACATAAAATATCTCTGATTAATCTCTGACTAAAATTTTCTTCAGGAATTTCTTTAATTAGTTTTAAAACAGTTACTTCATCTATTACTCCATCATATTCATCACCTATTTTTTTTCCATAAATTTCTCTACCTCCAATAGCACTATCAATTCCTCCGCCTTTTTTTCCTATACAAATACTTAAATACCCCCATCTATATCTAACATAAAAAGGTCTTAAATCCGCGAAGTATCCTTCCCATTGTGAGGGACAAGCTAAACAAGTTTGTTTTATTTTATAAATAATCATAAGTCGTTTAAATATTCTTGATTTTTATTTTCTTCTTCTATTTTATTTTCTTGACTATTTTTTCTAAAATCATTCGCAAATTCACAAGTAGCAAAATGAGCTACAAATTTTTCTCCTGCTTCTTCAATAGGAATTTTCTTGCCTCTTTTTTCAGTAATAGCAAATCTAATTAACTTTTTACATTTTCTACAAGCAACTCTTTTCGCATCTAAATCTAACAAAACATAAGCTCCACCTTTTAATTGTATTCTTTGATAATTCATTTATTTCACATTAAACTTTGTTGTATCATTTAATTTAGTAGTATCTTGTAATATATGTCCATCAGTGTCTTTATAGCCACAATTTCCGCATATACGGGCTTCTAACGCGCATTTCTTGCCTTTATGGTAATATGGGGCATAACTATACTTCCAGTTTAATTTAGAGCATTCTGGGCAAGGTTTTTTTCTATACTCCCGATATTTTGCTTTTTCACTTTTAAATAGATTTTTAAGAAAATTTAACATATTATATTAATTTATTTTGTTTATTGCTTTTAGGAATTATCCATAATCTTCTTGATAAAAATATCTGTGCTTTGTGAGGTTTGAAATGTAAATACTTTCCTTTTTTCTGAAAGTGTTTAACTGTTGTGTGTAATATTTCTCCAGTTTCTTTTTCTTTTACTTTTATAAAATCTGCTTGATTTAATAACACATCATTAAAGAATTCTGCATCTATTCCATAAGCGTCTAATTTTTTAAATAAATGTTTTTTAATAGATACTTTTTTATAAAAAATTCTATTTAGTAATTCTCCTATCTTTTTTTCTTTTCCATTATTATCAGTTATAGTAATTAACATAATTTATTCTACTAACTTTTTTAAGTGGTCAATAAATCTTGCCAAACTTGTACTGTGAAATTTTTTATATTCTTCTTCTATATAAGGATACGCCTGCATTAAAACTGTTTTTTTCAAATCTTGTTTGCCTATTAATTCCTCATCAGTAATTTTATCAATAGCTTCTCGCAAGACTTCTCCACTTTTCTTTAATAATTCTTCTGTATATTCTGGTTTCTGTTCTATAATTTCAATAGTATCTTTTAAAGTTTCTCTGTTTGGAAAATCTTTATTTAAAATTTTCTTTTTTATTTTATCTCTTACTTTCTTTTCATCTATTTTGTTTGCTTCAATAATATGAGTATAAGAAACTTCGTCTTTTTCTATGGCATCAGTAATTATTTTATCTTCTTCTACTAAAAGCATGGCTTCTCTTACTGTCCAAGGAGTTTCTCCAATTTCAGAACTTAATTCTTTAATTCCTTTTGAGTGGTAATCTGATTTATGCTTATCATCTCTACTTTTTAATAATTCTTGTTTCTTATATTTCAACATACTCTTAAAAGCACTTCCTTTTTCTACAATACTTAAATCTCTATGTTGGGCATTTTCTACATATTGCCTTCTTAGTTTTTGAAAATCAGTAAGTCCTTTTTTTTCTATGCAAGGAATAATTTTTAATCCAGCAATTTTAGAAGCTCTCCATCTTCTTTCTCCACAGATAATAATTTTATTTTCATCAATTTCAATAGGGTGGATAATACCTTGATTTTTTATTGTTTCTGCAAGTTCTTCTAAGGCTTTTTTATCAAATAAGTATCTAGGATTTTTAGGATTTCTTTTTATTTGATTTATTGGGATTTGTTTTACTTCCATATTTTTGCTTTATTTCACATGAAATTAAATTTGAAATATCTATAATTTGATTAAATGCTTCTCTCAAATCTTCATCAGTAAATTCTTTTTTGTATGCTTTTGAAAAAATATCAAGAGAAAAATTAGGTAATAAATTAAATACATCTCCAAGATTTTTTGCCATTCCTGCTGAAAGTTCAAAAGTTTTTACTTTATCTTCTTTTGTTTTATTAGGAAGATTTTTTAAACTTAATTGGCAACCAATAATCGTATCAAAATTATATAAAACATTTGCAAGGCTGTTAATTTCAGAAGGACTATGGTCTAATTTTATAACTACTTCTCCTATTTCTGTAAAAATATCATAAAATTTTAATGTTTCTTTTTCAAAAGAAGTTTCATCATTTTGTTTAAGCCATTGTTCAACTGTAACTTCTTTTTTAAAACATTCTTTTTTACAAGGAATTTTATCTTTATCAATCATCATAAATTTCAATTTCATTTTTCCTGTTTTTTTATTTTTTTCTGTAACTCTTCCTAAAGGATACAATCTACATACAGTTGGTCTATTTTTATAGATACTACATATTCTTTTTGCTTTTCCTTCTAATATTTTTTTCTTTACTAATTCAGCTACTTTTTCTTTCTTTTCTTCTAAAGAAATATCTAATTTTTGTATCTCTAAAATTTCATCATTAAATTCTGGTTTTAAAAAAGGACACATAGATAAATTACCTGTTGGTGTCTGCACTCCTGGAAATTTTAAAACACACACAGGAAGTTTTGAATTCGGTCCTATGTGAATACTAATTATATTTTTTCGCAATAATTCATCAGTAGTTGTTTGCAGTTCTCTCCGTAATCTTAAAATATCAATAGGGGTTAAGATTATATCTTGATTATAACAACAATCTCCACAGGCAGTACAATTAAATTTTATTTTACTTTTTTTAGTGAGGAAATCATTATTTTTTAATTTTTCCTCAATCATTTTATCATTATTCATAATTTTGTATTTTATTATTTTCCTCCTTTTGTTGCTAAAGTATCAGCCCATTCATTTTCTTCTCTTGATATCCATTGAAAAATAATATTTGAAAAATATTTTTCTACAAGTTTGCGAGTTTCTATTGCTAATTCTACATATAAACCTTCTCTTATTCTCCATTTCTTTTGCATTTGCTTTATAACTAATTTACTATCTCCTTTAGCAAGAATTCTTTCATTTTGAAAATTGTTCTCAATTAGATATTTTAATGCTTTATATAATGCAAAATACTCACCAACATTATTTGATGTTTCTTTTTTTTGCTTCTGGTATGTATTCTTCAGAAATCTCAGTTAATATTTTTTGATTTTTAAGAATTACTGCTCCACCATAGCATCTTCCTCCCGGATTAATAGGTGTACAAGCACCATCAAAATAAATTTCTATCATATTTTTATTGATTTATAGTTGGTTCTTTTATATCTTCAAGACAAACAACTGCTTCGGTGGATAAGAACATTTCAGCAATACTTCCTGCATTTTCTAAAGCACATCTAACTACTTTGGTAGGGTCTATAATTCCTGCTTTAAACATATCTACATAAGTTTTTGCTTCTGCGTCATAGCCTTCATTTTCTGACCTTTCTAATAACTTACTCATTACTACTTCCCCTGTTTTATGCCCTGCATTAATTAGAATTTGATTAAAGGGTTGTTCAATAGCATCCATTATAATATTATATCCTTTCTCCTCATCAGAAGAAGTAAAAGCTTCTTTATCTTTTCCTTTAAGATTTTCTCTTGCTCTTACTAAAGCAATTCCTCCTCCGACAACCACTCCTTCTTCTAATGCTGATTGAGTAGCACTTAAAGCATCTTCTATCCTTGTTTCTAATTCGTTTTGTTCCACTTCACTATTAGCACCTACTTTTATTAAGGCAACTACTCCTGAAAGCCTGCCAAGCCTTTCTCTGTATTTTTCTTTATTAAATTCATCTTTGCCATTTTTTATTTTTTTCTCTAACTCTTTTATTTGTAATTCTATTTTTTCTTTATCTCCTTTTCCTTCTATAATAGTTGTGTAATCTTTTGAAACTACAATCTTTTTTGCTTTGCCTAAATGTTCAAGTTTAACATCCTTCAATTCTATACCAAGGTCTTGAGTGATTACTGTTCCACCTGTCAATAATGCAATATCTTTTAAACTCTCTTTCATTCTATCTCCAAAATCAGGGGCTTTAATTGCTACTGATTTAAAAGTATTTCTAACAGTATTTACTACTAAGGTAGGCAAAACATTTCCACCTATATCTCCGCCTATAATAACTAATTCTTTTCTTCCTGCTGTGGCTAATTCTTCAAATATTGGAAGAATACTATCCATATCATTTAGAGCCTTATCAGTAATTAATATGTAAGGGTTATCATATTCAGCAACTTCTTTTTCTTTATTATTTATCATGTAGGGAGAAACAAAACCTTTTTTAAATCTAAATCCTTCTACTGTTTCCTGTTCTATTTTATTTGTTTGTCCTTTTTCAACATTTACAATTCCTGTCTTGCCTACTTTCATCATAGCGTCTGCTACTAATTTTCCTATTTCTTTATCTTTTGCTGAAATAGTGGCGATTTGTTCCATCTCTGTTTTATCATTTATTTTTTTTGAGTTGCTTTTTACTTCTGCTATTATATCTTTAATAGCTTTTTTCATTCCTTTTCTTAAATTTAAGGAACTAACGCCTATTTTTGCATATTCCATTCCTGCAGTTATCATTGCTTGAGCCAACACCATAGCAGTAGTAGTGCCATCTCCTGCCTCATCATTTGTTTTAATAGAAGCAGATTTGACTAAAGTGGCTCCAGTATTTTCAAACCTATCTTTATAATCTATACTTCTTGCAATAGTTACTCCATCTTGAAGAATATCTGGGTCGCCCCATTCTTTTTCTATAATTACACTTCTTCCTTTCGGTCCTAATGTTGTTTTGACAATATTAGTAATATTATCCATTCCTTTTTTGATTTTATCTCTCGCTTCTTGAGAGGTTTTTATTTGTTTTGCCATAAAGATTAAATTATTTCTGCTGAACCTACCATATGAAATCCAGCAAATATTTTAAATTTATTATTTTCATATTCTGATACTGATACTTCTTGACTCATTAAGACTGTTTTTGCTTCTTTTATTATTTCATTTTCAATAGTTTCTTTATCAATGTAGCATTTTATTTCTTTTATCCAACGAGCTTTGTTTCTTCCAACATTTATAAAAACAAAAGTAATTTTTCTTTTTTTCATAATTATTTTTTAAAAAAATTAAATATTTTTTTACCTATTTTATCTGGGATTGAATAAAATTCTGACCAAAATACATCAATATCATTCTTTGCGTATCCTATTAACATTTTATATTTTTCCTCATCTGATTTGCCATCAAAATTAAAGTGAAGTGAATCATTAAATAAAAATTCATTTTTGTTTTTAAATAAAGTTCTTCCTAAAAAGAAGTAAGATAAACTTTCTAAAAGATACCAATTACCATTTGAATTATACATTCTTTTTATCATAGGCAAAGCATGTCCTTTTTCTTTCATTAATTTTTGCAAACCTTTCCATTCAGTATTAATTACTTCAGCAATAACATAAGGAAATCCTCTATACCAATGAATTTTATACTTTGCTATTCTTTTTCTTCTTTGTTTTCCTCTTAATATAATCATATTTTTTGTAATAATTTTTTATAATTATCCCAACACTTTTCTGCTACTTTTGATGCTTCTTTTGCTGTTAAAAATTTTTCTGTGGCATAATTAATATTTCTGTATACTCCTTCTGTTGGAATTTTTTGTCCTTGTTGGTTATTTAAAATAATTTCTCTTAAAGTTCCTTGATTAATTTTTGGCAAATCTAATTCTTTTATTAATCTGCTAAAATTTGTATATGGTCTATGTATTAAATCTTTATAATCAAGCAGTATTAATCTCTTGTCTTCTATACTTAAAATATTTTCTGCACTCCTATTATATTCAAAAATAGCTGTTTCAATATATTTTGTAATTTTAATAAACTTACTATTCATAAAAGAAGTTGCTACATCTAAAGGATTTCTGACTACGGAAATTATATTGCAATTCGGCACGCCCTCTAAAATTTCTTTTATTTTTGCATGATGAGAGGGTGTTTTTTCTACTAAAATATCTCCTTCTACTTGATTTATTTTTTCTATTGCTTTATCTATTGGAAATTTTAGGAATACTCCTGTTTCCCAACTATTTCTTATTCGTGCTAATCCTACTTTTTCTGCTGTTATATGAGTAATATTAGGATAATCTTTTAATAAGGATAAAACATAAGTAGTTCCTGTTCGCCAACATCCTAAAATAAATATAAATTTTTTGGGCATAATTAATTACTTAATTGGCTCACACAATTTAAAACAAAGTACAAGGAGGTGAACTAAGGTAAAATTGAGTAAGCCGATAAATAATTAATATCTAAATTAATTACTTGTTCATGTTAAATATAAATCCACCACTACTATCACTTGTTATAAATTGAGGAACTTGTGCTCCACCTGCCTGCCAAGCCTTTATCCATTGTAAATTAACATAATCTTTCCCACCCTGTTGAGTAATAGCTTGTGCTTGAATTCTAATGGCTTCTGCATCTGCTTTAGCTTGAGTAATTTTTTGCTCTGCTTCCATTTTAACTCTTTCTAAATCATTTTTAGCTTTTAATGCTTCTTGCTCTGCTCTTACTTTTGCTTCAATAGATTTATTAAACTCATCTGAAAAGTCAAAATCTGTAATAAAAATATCTTCTACAAGAATATAGCTATTAATCAAACTCTCTGCTATTGCTGTTTTTAAATTTTCTTTTACTTCGTCTCTTTTTGTTATCAACTCCTCTGCTGTGTATTGGGCAGTAGTTTTCTTTACAAACTCTGCAATAGTAGGTTCAATAACTCTAATATTGTACTCTCTTTTAAACTCTTGATAAAGTTTATTAACTTTCAAAGCATCAGGACGATAATTAACTGCAACCTTTGAAGTTACAATCTGCAAATCTTTTGAAGAAGCAGAAGCTCCTCTCTCTTCTTTTTGAATTGTAACATCTATTTTCTTTACATTTTTTACAATAGGCATAACCCAATGCCAGCCTTCATCAAGAATTTCATCTTGAACAGCTCCTAATTTTAAAACTACTCCTCTTTGACCAGCAGACACAATAACTATCGGGTTTAAAGCAAAAAATGCGATTATTCCTACTACTATTAAAACAATAGCGAGGACACTTTTTCCTTCTTTACTCATTTTCTTTTTTATTATTGGTAGGTTTTGAGGTTAATAATTTATACGCCCCCCACACACCTAAGCCAACAAAACTTAATAATAATAATTCTGCTAAAATTCGCATATATGTAAATTTATTAATTAGATTAAGCCGAGATGCCGTTATTATCAGGAGAACTCTTGTCGTCAAAAATTGTCTTTCAAATTTTATCGCCCCCTTCAAAACCACGCAGTTCTCTTGGAACTTTACATCCTAGCCTAAAGAGTTAATTTTCAAAAATACCTATAATGTTTTTTAATTCTACAAAAAATTTATTATCTTCTAAAGTATATCCTTCTGTAAATTTAACTTTCTTTCCTTTCTTTAATAAATTAAGAATAATATTACCGTTATGGTCTTTGAACATTTCTCTAACTTTTTCAGTTAAATAAGAAGAATTAGAAATTATTATTCCTTCATTTTTTACTTCATTACCTCCTGATACTTCTATTCCTGCGGTATTTGTTTTCTTTTCTATTTGTATAATTACTCCATCAATAGGAGTGAATAGTTTTGACATAAGTTTGTTTTTTAATCTTCTTTTTTTAAATTTAATTTTAATTTATGTAGAAATTCTGTTATATAATTAGCATCTTCAAACATAACTCCTAATTTTGTTGCTAAATATCCTACTCCTATCTCTCTTGAAATATCAAAAGGATAACACCCGAACTTAATAATTCCTACACAAACATATCTTTCATCTGTTCCCGTCATTCTCAATTCTTCCCATTTATTATTAAGAGGAGTTAATATCATTTCATAAGAAGTTCTTGTTTCTGGTATTTCTAAAACTACCCTTTGGGAGTATCCTTTTTTTAATCTACTTCTTACTTCCTCTAAAGTTGTATTGACTATGTTATACATGTTATACATAAAATTAACTATAAATTTTCTTTTTTAATTCTTTTTGAACACTGAATAATTTTTTAATTTTAACTGTCGGGTCAGAAGAAATAAAATGATTCATTAAATCTTCTAACTGTTCTGTCTTTTCAAAAACGAATTGTTTTCTATTTTGATTCTTCACATCAGGAAAGCTCTCTACATCTATTAAATTTACTCCTGAATACAATAAAAAAACAGACAAGATAAAATCTGCTGTTTTAAAAACTTTTGTGGAATTATAACTATTTCCTTTATTACTCTTGAATTTTTTATACATAATTTTAAACCATTATTACTTATAATTATATATCATAAATAAAAAACTGTCAAGTGGATAACTAATCCATAATTTTTACTAATTTTTTTAAATATTTTTGAAAAGTTTCTTCTGCAGTCATTCTTACCTCCTCTCTGAAATAAGTACAAGGCATTATATCTGTTAATCCGAATAATCTGCAAATTAAAGGTCTTACTTCATAAATACTGCATTTATTATCTTTAAGATATTTACATTTAACATTAAATGCTTCTTTTGGAGATACATCATAAATTTCATTTATTCCATGGGAATTCGGCAAAACATATCCCCAAGCATATTTTTTTTCTATTAAAGGCAAATCTAAGTTATTCCTTTTAATATATTTATTAATTAATTCTTTTTCTGCTTCAGCACAACCTGTTACTGTGCAACATTCAGCTCGGCATTCTCCTGATAAACATTTCTTATGGCATTTTTTTGCCATTTCTGTTTTAGGAATAGTATCATAGATTTCTAATATTTTCTTTTTCAATTCTTTATATTTCATATTAATAAGAGGTGAGGACGGGGTTTGAACCCGCGTCTCTGATTTTGCAAACCAGCACCTAACCAGATTTGGCTACCTCACCATTAAAAAATTATTGTGATTGTCCAATTAGGTGTTATGTCTTTTGATAATACTTGGATAATTAAGGCAGTAGTTATTATTATTATTGGTGCTAGAATTATTGCAATTAATACTCCTTTTTCAAGAACTCCCATAATTTTTTCAAAAAAGTCTAACTTTTTTGATTATTGTAATTTATTATAATAAATACTATTTGCTAATTTCTCTATATCTGCTTTTAATTCTGCTCTCTTTTCTGGTTTATATAAACTAACTGCTGGGTGGTATAAAGGAATTACTAAGATTTTTTTACAAATTGTTCCATCTGAAATAATAGTTAATACTCCTTGAAATATTTTTCCGTGTAAATCTTTCATCGGTCTATTTGAATATAAGTGTCCTGTTAATCCTGTAATATTAAAAATTGTATTAGTAGCAATCCTTCCTAAACAAACTATTATTTTTGGCTCTAGTTCTTTTATTTCTTTTTTTAAGTTATCTAAACAAGCAGTTATTTCTGAATCTTTTGGGTTTCTATTTTGAGGTGGTCGGCATTTTAATATGTTAGTTATATAAATTTTTTCTTTATCTAATCCAACTTCTTCAAGCATTTTTCTAAAAGATTTTCCTGCTTTTCCAACAAAAGGTTTTCCTTCTTTATCTTCTGTTTTGCCAGGGGCTTCACCTACAAACATAACTTCAGGATTTTTACTCCCTTCTCCTAAAACATAATTCTTTTTAGTTTTATATAAAGGACACTTTTTACATTCTCTAATTAAATATTTATCTAAAATACCTCTTGACATAGTATCAAAACCTTTGAAAACTTCCTTTCCTTCATCATACGCTTTGTAATAAGCATCTAAATCATAAGGAAAATCTTTATCTTTTTGGCATTTAGTACAAAAACCTAATTCATTTCCAGTTTCTCCTATAACAAAAGGCTTTCCACATAAAATACAATAATTTTTATCTTCTTCCATATTTTTTAAATAATCTTTTGAACCAAGGCAATTTTTTATAATTTATCTCTTTATATTTATCTAATAAAATTGCTATTTGCACTACTTCATGCTCAAAATTTCCTCTGGTAATATTATTTAGTTCCTTTTCAAATTCATAATAAGTTTTTAAATCTTTTGTTGTTTTAATAATTACAGTATTTTCAGCCATCCTAGTAAAAACTTTAAATCCAATTTTTGTTAATATCTGAGCAAAAGTTCTATATCGTGCTAGCTTATCTTCTCTCTCCCAAGTTTGAATATAATTAAACAAAACATCTTTTGCCATATCACATAATTCTCTTTCATGTTCATCTAACCACCAATATTGGTTATAATGCAAAGGTGCTTTTGTATTATAAATTTTTTCTTTTGGTAGATTTTCCATTTTTAATTTTTGCCATTCTAGAATATTCCTCCCAGTATTCAGGAAAGGCATTTTTTAATTTAATAAAATTAATAGGGTCGGCATGATAAAAAGCTTCTGCTAATGCTTTAACAAAACTTCCGCCATAAGTTTCCATAGCTTTTAATACTTTAAATTGCTTTTCTGATTCTTGTCTTTCATGTATTCCAGTAATTTCAAAACATACTGCTAATCTTTGTTTCCAAACTTTAATGAATTCAGGAGAGCCAGTTTTTAGTGTTTTTAATTTATCTGCTAATTTAGTTCTTTCTTTTTCTAATAATTGTAATTTTGTTTTTACCATAAATTATTTTAACAGCCATTTATGCTTACATTTAATATTAAGGCATTGACCATAAGCCTTAGTATCATTAAAAGTATCTCCAATAGCTTTAGAAACTTCTGCTTCTTGTTTGCATTTTGGGCATTTTAGTTTATTATTTTTATACTCTTTTAAGTTTAAATTAAAAAGTCTTTTACAATTCTGACAAATAATATGTCTATCTTCTGTTAGTGTGAAAAATGAACAACGACATTCACATTTTAAATTGAAAAATGTAATTGTAGTAGATATAGATTTTTCTATTGTTTCTCTGGCTTCTTTTTCAGTAAATTTTTCAAATATTTTATTCATATAATAAATTAGTGAACTAATTTTTTTATAAATTCTTCAACAATAGGCTTGTCAGAATCATTAACATTAATTAATAAATCATTAGAATAAGCCCAAGCCATTTTTAAAGCACTCTCAAAACCCTCTTTGTATCCTTTTAAATAAATTGTTTTTTCTTTGTCTAACATATAGTATATAAATTTTAAAAAATATTTATATTAATTTTTTTTTAATTCTTCTTTCCAGTTTCTTTCTTCTAATTTTTTAAGTAATTTAATACATTCTTTTTCAGTAGATTGTCCTATATGACATTCTTCTAAATTTTTATTTATTAATTTACTTAAAAAATAATAAGCGTCATTTCTTGTTAATATTTTTGATTTCCAAATTTTATCAAATTTTAAATGAGCCAAACTTCTAAGTTCCCGCAATTTTTTATTAGCTACGCTTCCTTTTGGAACTTTTGTTTTATTATGGCAACTAGAATAAGCATCACATTTCGGGTAATTAGAGCAAATTAAACTGAAACCAAAATCTTTACCATTATATATTTCTGAACTATGGACTATTTTTGTATCTGCCCCGCAATAAGGACATTTATTTTGTTTTTTCCTTTTTAAATGCGTCATCTGTTATTTTTTTAAATTCATTTATATCTAAATTTTTCTTTTCTTTTTCCTCTAATTTATCATCAACTCCATCTAGTATTCTTTCAGAAATTCTATTACTAAGATTATAAAATTTAATTAAATCCCAAATAAATCTAAAGGGTGATATTATTTTTTTAAGTATTTTCTTCATATTTTTCTATGGCATTATCAATAGCTTCTCTTACAGAGGAGTATCCTTTTAAAGTTTCATGTAATCTCCATCCTCTATTTGTAGTTGACCATCTGAATAAACATCTGCCAGTATATTTCTTTTTATTATTTTGACTTTCTAAAAAATCAAGTCTTTGTTTATCTGTTATCATAATTATTAACAGGTATTGGAATAGGAGAAGGGACTTTACAAGAGTCCTTTAACTTGTTGAATACCTTTTCCA